TCTAGCTGGTATGTATAAGCTATGGCATCGGCTGTATATTGGTCTAAAAGACTTTGTTCTACAGCATGGGTAGAAATGCGCTGCGGAGTATAGCCATTCATAAAAACAACTTGATTTAGACCGCGAATATTTTGTGAAACATAAGCAAAAGAGTTGCCTACCCTTGCTACTGATTGAGCAGCCGCAATGCCTTGCTGGGTAGAGCTTCCTGGAATGCGCTGATAAGCTAATGGAAAAGTACCCTGATCTGACCATACTTCAGATGATTTTTCACCTAACAAATAAAGCTGACCATTGTTTGCTATTAAAGAAACAAGATTGTCAGGAGCAGTAAATTTGCTTCCAAAACTTAAAGCTTGAGTAATTGGGCTTAGAATACCAGAAACGGCAAATTGCTGACTGTTTGGCCTGTTATAAATAAAATAGTTGTCATTAACATCAACTACATCACCGCCAGTAAATGCGCCATCTGTTGTTGGTAATGTTGTAAATTGCTCTGCATAAATTGTTTCAGAACTTACTGTTAGTGATCCGCCACTTAATATATAAGTTCCAGTTCCACCAGTTCCAGTTCCTAAAGCGGTAATAATGGTGTTTGTAGGTATTCCAGCACCAATAATAGTGGTTCCAACAGCTAAAGAACCATAAGAAACTGCTGTAACAGTAAGGGTAACTACTAATGGAGAACCAGCAGAAGCTATTGAACCAGTAAAAATACAATAAGGAGGATCGGTATTTAATGTTTCAGAAACAATATTTTGAGAATTATTAACAGTCCAACTAAATCCTGAACCAGCAGTAATAATTGTTCCAGAAACTACTCCTAATCCAAATACTTGCGAACCTACAGAAACTGTTCCAGCAAGTAAATTTGAAATATTTAAAGTTGTTCCTGAAATACTTCCTATAAAAATAGTGGTATCAGGAGTATCAATTAGCCAAGAATAGCGATTTGCGCCATCTACTATATAAACATAAACACCATTATCAGTAATGCTTACAGGGCCAGTTGTAGTTTTTAATTGACCAATAATTGAAGATTGATTATTGTACGAAACCGAATAAACATATTCACCACAAACAGCAATAAGTTGAGATCCGCCTGATGAAATTGCTCTAAGACCTCTTACTGGTCTATTAGGCTGTAAATTAGTTAAAAATGTAAGTCCTGGAGTTGGATAAAGCGCAACAACACCTCTTTCGCCCTGAGCTTTTGTAGGATCAATTTCAGGCCGCCAATTAATACATTCTTGGTCATCCTGATAGATGGAAGGGGCTGTGTAGGATGCTCCTACAAATCCAAAGTCTGCCATTAGCCAGTAAATCCGCCATTAAGAATCCAACCAGCATCTTTGGCTCTGCCAACTAACATTTGAGTTGGATAAGAAGCAGATGCTACAGGCTTCATATTTGTGCGCTTAATAGTGGCTTTAGATTGTGCTGCATAAGCCGCAATCATGCCTATTTGAGTTTGAGAAGCTTTGCCGTACATTGGCATTAATCGTTCAGCCAAATTCCATCTTAGACCCATTGAATAACCTTGTGGCAAAACAATGGTGTCATATAAAGTTTCATATCTTGCAAAAATAGTATTGGCAAAAAGGTGCATTTCGCCTTGTGCTGGATTAGGCCATACGAATAGATTGCCTTGATCCGCATTTGGGTTGTAATACAAAGCTTTAGGCCACGGCCCATTTAGCGTTTTTAAACCAATTTGATTGTAATTTTCAAGGGCCAAAATGCCCACTTGGTAATCCAAACCGCCATTTAATATTGGCTGACCATTGCTGTTAGTATTAATTCGTACATAAGCAGAATCAATGGTCAATGGTTTTTGATAGTACAGGGTAATTGGAATAGGTATTACAGAAGCAGTCATAGCTTCGCTACCAACTGTTTGGCTAACGCTTACTGTATATGTGCCTACTCCACCGCTACCATTTAAAATGGCCGATATAGTAGTTCCTGAAGTAACACCAGTACCGCTAATTACAGAGCCTACCCCAAGATAGCCAGCAGTAATAGCAGTTACATTTAAAGTAGTACCTGAAATAGAGCCAGTAAATGCAGGGGCTACTGTAGTACCAGGAATATTAAGCTGGTAAGTGCCTACTTCATTTACATTACCGCCAGCACCAGTTAAAAATTGAACAATTTTAGTTCCTGAAGTAATTCCTGAGCCTTTAAGGGTTTGCCCTAATGCTACTGCTCCGCTGGTAATTCCTGAAACAGTAAGGATTTTTCCATTAATTGTTCCTGAAATTGCCGCACCAATGTAATTTGCTGTACTAGGTGTAGGGCCAATAGTATATTGAATTTGACCTGAAATAAGCGGAAATATGATTTCAGTTGTATTAAAGACCATCATGCCTTCATTTGACCATTGGTCAATAAGGTCATTTAGCATATCAAAAGCATCTTGAGCCGCTTCAGGAGTTGGAGTTTCACCAGCTTCTAATGCGCCAATGTCTTTTAATGCTCTGCTAATAATGTCGATTGGCTGAGTCATATTATTCCGTTAAATTTTTACTGTAAAAGTAGGCAATACCCACGGCTTTTTAAGCGAAACTGGCTCTTTTGCTAATAATTGCTTTTCTAAATTATCCTCAATAATGCACTTTCCATCAATTATTGATTCATTTTTTATCCAAGAAATTACATCAATTTCAGTTGTTAATTTTTGTAAAAAATGTGTTTTATCTTTAAAAGTCCAATACCCTTCAGTAGATACTGAATTGTCATCATTAGAAACTGTAACGCTGTATTTCGCTTGCGTTATTTCATCAGATTCTTGAATAATGTCTAAGACTTTCCAAGTAAAAATCATCCTGTATAAGTTCCTGAAGCTGTAAATTTAATAATTGTATTTGCACCGCTTGTAGTAATTGTAGGACTTCCAGTTGTAGTTCCTGAATAATTTGCTGTGGGTACTGAAATAATTACCACTCCTGAACCGCCACTACCACCAGTAGTAGCTCCACCTCCGTTGTAACTGCCACCTCCACCACCACCGCCTAAATTAACTGTTCCTGAACTACCGCCAGCACCGCTATTTCCACCAGCACCGCCTCCACCAGTTCCAGCAGAACCAACAGTACCATTAGCCCCACCTGAACCACCGCCAGCATAAGTTACGGAACTACCAGTAATTGTTGAAGCTGTTCCATTTCCTCCTGAACCGCTAGTTCCTCCAGGACCACCAACAGCACCACCTCCAGCAACAGAAGCGCCGCCGCCACCGCCAGCACCGCCATCTCTATTTTGTGAGTCTGCCGCACCTCCTGCGTTTCCTTGTCCACTTGTTGCATTACCGCCAACACCATTTCCGTTTCCTGAACCTCCACCTCCGCCTGAACCGCCAGCACCGCCAGTTGTTCCGCCACCATTTCCGCCGCCAATAGAAGTTACAATTCCAGCTATTGCTGAATTATTTCCTACTGTATTTTGTGCGCCTCCAGCACCTACTGTAACTGTATAAACAGTAGCTGGAATAATAGTAAATGTAGTAGTTTGAAATCCTCCTGCTCCGCCGCCACCACCTTCAGTATTGGTATTGCCTGAACCACCTCCACCGCCACCAGCAACAACTAAATAAGTTCCTGTATAAGATGATTCACTTGTGGTAGAAAATTTAACCCAGCTTGAGCCAGCATAACCTTCATAAAAACCACCACCATCTGTGTTGTAACGAATTAATCCAGTTACAGGACTACTTGTTCTTTGAGCAGTATTGCCTTTTGGCAAATAAACTTGACCAGTTCCGCTAAAAGTAGCGATACCTGATACTGTTAAATTATTAACAGTTAAATTGTTAGATGAATCTGCAAGTAACAGCGTTCCATTTGTAGCTGGAAGTGTTACATTGATTGTTGATGCTGTGTCAGCATTTGTTAATGTAACTGTGCCGCCTGATGGTGCTAAAAATATAAGTTGCGTCATAGTTATTCCTTAAACAATTTCAGCCCAAGATGTTGTAGCTTCATTCCAATAATAATTTTTACCATCTGTAGGCATAGGAGTTGGAGCTTCCCAAGTTACATTTGCAGGATTTAATATCCATGATGAATAAGGTTTTGGAGGAATAAAAGCATTTAATTGAGCATCATAATCATAGCCAATACCAGCATAATTTCCTCTTAATGCTTGACCGCCATCAGGCTGTCCATCAGCACCATAATGCACATTCCCATGAGTATTGTAAGAAGTCTGAAT